GTCATATCGAAAGCCTTACTATGGCAATTCAGATGGTGCAAAGGAATGGAAAAGAGATGCAAACCGTAAAATACGAAGGGACAATAAGATGGAACTGATAGACGGTAACCATTTCAAGAAGCAAAACGAGGTATACACTTCACCGATGGAACACAAGCATGGCTACTGGGATGTGCCGAAGTTGCGGAGAAAGTAATGGAAAACAAAGAGCTAGAGTTTGCATTTGGGAAACAAGTGGGTATTGCTGAATGTATGTTGGGTAATATTTCTTGTATGCAGGATATTTTAGGTAGATTGATGGTGTGTATGCAGGAAACGAATAAAAACCATGATGTGTCTTGTGAGTTCTTTAGATTGGACTTTAGACAGCCTTACTTTGATGAACAACTTATATTTCCGATAGGTTCGTTAATACTTGATATGAAATGGGGATCGAAAAAAGAGCTAGAGGAAAAGAATGAAAGTAACGGCAGTAAGCGACCTTCACGGTGACAGACCTCGGTTAAAGGGTGGCGACTTGCTTATCATTGCTGGCGACCTCACTGCTAGGGATAGAGAAGATGAGTATTATGAGTTTAATAGCTGGATTTGCGATCAGGAATATGATAAGAAGATTGTGATAGCTGGAAATCATGATATGTTGCTACAAATAGATTCGTTTCAGTATCTAGAGGGTTATCCCGCATTTGATTACCTTTGCGATTCAGGAACTGAGTATCAAAAACTTAAGATATGGGGAACGCCGTGGACGCAATGGTTTCAAGGTGTCAATCCCGATTGTACTGCCTTTATGCTTCGTAGTGAGTTCGAGTTGGAAGACAAGTTTAACCTCATTCCGGAAGACACAGACATCCTTATAAGTCACAGTCCCTGCTATCAAAGGTTAGACAAAACGCTATATAATGAGCGCACAGGTTCCAAGGCGTTGCGGTCAAGAGTCGATTACCTCGCTAGCCAGAAGCAGCTCAAGTATCACTTCCATGGACATATACACGAGGCCTACGGAGAGCATGAAGAAGGTGGGTTAAAGACCTATAATGTGGCAAGAATGGACAGAAGTTATATACCTAGAAACAAAATAGTAAATATCGAAATATGAAGCAAGTGACCTATGAGAAGAAGTGGCGATGCCCATATTGCTACAACTATTGGCCTATCGGTACGAAGTGTCAGAATAGTGAATGTCCTTCGAAGTATATATTTTAATCGCTGGTGTAGCTCAGTGGTAGAGCGGTTCCCTGATCCGGAGCGTCTGCGTTGGTTCGAGTCCAACCTTCTTCAATTCTCGGGCTGGGGAACCGTATAATCTCTGGACAGGTGGATCGCAAATAAGTCCGTTAAAATAAGTCCACCACATGGGGATGTTGCATAATGGTAGTGTTGGTGCTTTGCAAGTACTAGGTGTAGGTTCGATTCCTGCCTTCTCCAACGCTCTTTTAGGATAATGGTAGTCCTCTTGTTTTGTACTCAAGTTGCGTAGGTTCGATTCCTTCAGAGAGCAAATGTCGAAGAAGATGCAAATAGTGAGCGAGTGGTCTCCAAAACCGCTGTACTGGGTGCGATTCCTAGCTTCGGCGCCAAGGGTCTTTAGTGTAGTGGTAGCCCACATCTCTGTCTAAGATGAAGCGAAAGTTCAATTCTTTCAAGACCCGAATTATAATAATAGTAACGTCGGGAATACAGCCGGTTGTTTAGTCCTAGGAACTGAGCAATCGGCCTTTCTTTTGTCAAAAACTCTCTAGTACTCAAAAAATATCTATATTGTCAAAAATTGTTTATCTTGTTGCTGTTAAATGTTTTTTTGGCTATTGGGAGGTTTTTAACAAAGGACACTCTTAATGGCTTTAATTACAATACCTTATGGATACGAACCTCGATTTTACCAAGAAAAGATTCTACAAGCCCTAGATGACGGTTGCAAGAATGTCTGTTGGGTGGTCCATCGTCGAGGTGGCAAAGATACTACTATGTGGAACTATATGATCAAGCGAGCCTACTTAGAACCAGGAGTTTACTACTATTTCCTACCGACATTTGCGCAATGTAAAAGGGTTATCTGGGATGGTATGACTAACGACGGGAAGAGGATGATCGACTACATTCCGAAGGAGATTATAGACGGGAACCCAAATAACACAGAGATGAAGATTTGGATCAATGGTGCTAGAGGTCAGTCTTTGATACAGCTTATAGGTGCGGACAGTTACGATGCGATTATGGGAACGAACCCTAGAGGAGTAGTTTTCAGTGAGTGGTCTTTGATGGATCCGATGGCATACGAATTTATCAAACCAATTCTTGCTGCGAATGGTGGCTGGTGCGCTTTCATTTATACGCCACGCGGTAAGAACTGGGGCTTTGAACTTGCGGAAATAGCTAGGCGAAATTCAAACGATTGGTTCTTTCAAGTGCTTACAGTTAAGGAAACAGGTGTTCTTTCGGAAGCCCAGGTAGAGACAGAGCGAAGAAAAGGGATGCCGGAGGATATGATCCAACAAGAGTTTTACTGCAACTTTAATAGAGGTCAAGAAGGCTCCTATTATGGCCGGCAAATGGATGAACTACGGAAGAAAGGTCAGATTTGCAAGGTTCCGTTTGACCCAGCACTTCCTATAAGAACGTACTGGGATTTGGGTATTGGTGATAGTACTGCTATATGGTTCGCACAATTTGTCGGGAAAGAAATTCATCTTATCAACTATTATGAAAATTCCGGTGAAGGATTAGCTCACTATGCACGCGTGTTGGATGATTATCGTCGCGAAACCGGATGTGTATATGATCTTCACGTAGCACCACACGATATTCAAGCGAGGGAGTTGACAACAGGGAAGACAAGACTTGAGACTGCTCGACGCTTGGGATTGAATTTTCGTGTAGCTCCAAGGTTAAGTCTCGAATCTGGTATAGAATCCGTGCGAATGTTGCTAAGTCGCTGTTGGTTTGATGAGAAGAATTGTGAGCATGGTTTGAAGTGTCTGGAGAATTACCGCAAGTCTTACAATGAGAAGTTTCGTGTGTATGGGGATAAGCCTTTTCACGACTATACGAGCCACGGGGCTGACGCATTTCGGTATCTGGCGATAACTGAGAGTGACTTTCGTCCTGATATGGGTGTTTCCGATAATCAATATAATCTGATGAAGAGTCAATGGGGTTGGAAGGTCTAGTGTCTAAAACATCATTAATGTAGCTACAAATAAGGTCTCGTAAAATGTCTGATTCAGTTTTAGGTACCGAAGCTTTTGAGTTCCGGTTTGGCCCTGAAGGCGTGTCTGAGTATGTCATGGTCTCTTCTCGTTTGGGTTGCATGTTTGTTTTCTCTTCGCATAACAGGATCTGGTCACCTCAATTGTGCAGTGGCGTCCTTGATGTCTTGCTCAAAGTCCAGCGAGTTTAACGAAAGACACAGTATAATTCCATTCAAAAATACCTTAATGCTGTTGGTTGGGATTGTCTTGTCGTTTTCTTTGGCTATATCGCTTCCCTTGTATATTTCGAACTCTTTCTCGCCAGGCTTCTTTGCGGCCTCTCTGCCGACGTTTGTGCTCTTCCTGAGTGATTCGTTGTATGAGGATGCGATACGCTGCTGGTGAGTCTCTAATTGCGTTTCTGCGGCATCTGGCCACTTATCTGGATTGTCGAGTATGTTTATCAGCAGTGACATGAGGGTTTTCTTGATCTTTTGGGTCTCCGAGATCTTTAATGCTCTTTGCACTTGCTCTCGTGTGTAGTACTTGCTAAGTCGGTGCTTGTCTTTCGGCGATAGCTTTGTTCCTTCTAGAAAATCAAAGATCGAAACTTCCTCCTCTTCCGAGCGTAGCGACTTCTTCCTTGGCAATGATTCCTTTTTGGGAGGAGATGATAGAGGAGGATTCTTAGTAATAGGTAACTCAGTAATAGGTAGCTCAGTAATAGGTAATACGTCGGGCTTAACCGTGCCTGCTTCATCCATACTCGGCTTAACCCTGTGTGGAAACATTTTTTGAAAATCATCTAGGGGAAGGGGGTAAACATCGTATCTATGTTGCCATTGCCCTTTCTGGTCTTGGTATTTGTGATGTACTACATAGCCTTCCGACTTTAGCTCATCTAGCATCGTTCTTATGGCTTCGACTCCATTGCCGCGCACTTCTCCCTTGTATAGGTTCGCTAAATGCCAGGTATGAATCTCAAAAGAAGACTCTCTACTAATCATATACCAAAGAAGACCCTTGGCAGCAAAAGAGAGGTTTTCGTTCTCTACACCATGATTGGCAATGACAGAATATTCTTTGTCTAGACGATGGTGATGAATGCGGACGTTTTTAACTGCTTGATGTTGTTCGTTTTGAGTATTAGACTTCATGAGGTGTGAAATTCCTTAAGTTTTGCTTGCACAAAAACTATGGAACTAAGATAATCCAAGACATTCGTTAGTCTAGTTTTTCTCTTAGCTTCCACTAGTAATGGATAGCTTAGGTTGTGTTTAAGGGTCATCTTTCTCGGGATGGCCCTTTCGTTTTTCTGTCATCACGTTACTCTTCCTATCACTTATTGTCAAAATATTTACTTCTCGTGTAGATTCGTCTTGCTAATAATTCAAATAAATACTATAGAGCGAAAATAAAGAGTTCTATCGTAAATCACTGAAAATTAGCGAGTTACATGCCACAAGACTTCGATATCGTATCCGACTTTACGCAAGACTACAATCGCGCTTACATGCTACTGAACCCCCTATACGCGGAACAATACAGAGATGTCGGGTTCTATTTAGGTAATCAGTGGAGTCTTGATCAGATGCGATACTTGAATGAAGAGCGAAGAAATTCCTTTACATTCAACAAGATACGAAAAATTATCAACATGGTATCCGGCTATCAAAAGGCACATGCAAACTCAAGTGTTGTTCTGCCGTTCGAAACAGGTAACGAGGAAACAGCCGAGCAACTGACCGAGCTTCTTCGACACGTGATGCAGCCTAACGGTTACCGAATCATAAGCAAAGCCTTTCTCAACAGTCTTATCTCTGGTGTCGCCTGGGTTTCTCCTTGGGTAGATTATAGAAAAGATTATGTAAATGGCCAAATCAGCTTCCACCTAGATAACTGGAACGATGTGATCTGGGACCCCTTCAGCACACGTATGGACCTTGAAGACTGCACCTTTGTGGCTCGTAGAAAGTACCTGGCCAAAGATGCGATTAAGTCAATGGTTCCTGGGTGCGAAAGAGAGATCGATGCAATGGGATATGGTAACAGGGACGAAAAGTTTACCTACGAACCATATGCCCGTCAGTGGGGTCTACAGGAACTTTTAGCATACAACGAGTACTGGAAACAACGGTATAAGAAATGTGCACTATTGATAGACAAGTCCACAGGTGAGCAGAAACCCTGGAAAGGTGACAAACGACGACTGGCCTTGATGCAGAAAATGTTCCCAAACCTCGCAGTGATTGATGGCTACTACAAGACAGTCGAGTATAACGTAATTGTTGAGAACCGCTTGCTAT